TTAATGAACAAGAGATTGCTGAAGTCAAGTCTATAGCAGGTGGCGAGGATGGTTATGAAGCTCTTATGAATTGGGCTAGTGATAACATGTCTGATGCTGATGCTAAGAACTTTGATGAAGTAATTGAAACAGGTAATAAAGCTGCAGTAACATTCGCAATTAAAGCACTCATGGGTCAATACGAAGATGCCGTCGGACGTGATTCCGATTTAGTTACAGGTAAAAAATCAACTAAAGGTGAGACTTATAGAAGCATGGCTGAGGTTGTGCGTGATATGAAGAATCCTCTTTATGATAATGATGAAGCTTACCGTGATGATGTACGTATCAAACTAGAAAGATCTAATCTTAAAGTATAATGCCTTACGTAAACGGAAAAAAGTATCCTTACACACCGAAAGGAAAAGCCGCAGCTGTCAAAGCTGCTAAAATGAAACCAAAGGGAGCAAAGAAAAAATGACAACAGCCACCCTACAACAAAAGAGTGACTGGGATAGATTTTGTGACTGGGTGACTAGCACCGAGAACCGTCTTTATGTGGGATGGTTTGGTGTATTAATGATACCCTGCTTATTAACTGCAGCTACTTGCTTTATCTTAGCATTCATTGCTGCACCACCCGTTGATATAGACGGTATTAGAGAACCTGTATCTGGTTCATTATTATATGGAAACAACATTATATCTGGAGCTGTTGTACCTAGTAGCAACGCTATTGGGATGCACTTCTACCCGATCTGGGAAGCTGCTAACCTTGATGAGTGGCTCTACAATGGAGGGCCTTATCAACTCATCGTCTTCCACTTCCTTATTGGCATCGCAGCTTATATGGGACGCCAATGGGAACTTAGTTATAGACTTGGAACCCGACCCTGGATAGCCGTTGCTTATTCAGCGCCTTTATCCGCAGCCTTTGCGGTCTTCCTGGTATATCCTTTCGGACAAGGAAGTTTCTCTGACGGTATGCCGTTGGGGATCTCAGGGACGTTCAACTTTATGTTTGTC